CATCAACGTCTTTGATCTTGTAGTCTTCGCTGTGAGGGGTGTGCTCGATGAAGTTCTCAGCATCTGACCTCATCAGGAAAGCACCTACTGCTACGATAAGACCGTGATCCTCAAAGTAAACGACACTAATCATTCTGTCTCTCCTTCGGGCTTCGCCCTCTACGTCCTATCGGACTTCCATTTGCTTGATGACACCTTCATAGACTTCTTTCATCACTATGTCAATAGCTTTGTCGAGGTCTTCGTTCACACCTTTCAACGACAACATCTCGTATGCAACAATGCCATTCATCAAAGGAGATGCCTCATCAATCTTATGTCCCCGTTCAGCCAGAATAGTTGAGAACACATGCCCAAGCTCCCTGACAAGTTCGACTGGCGACATGTTCTTGTAGAAATCCATAAGTTCAGTTTTCATCACAGACCAGCCTCCTTACGAACCTTTTCGTATTCCACCATTTCCATCAGGGCATCCAGCTTATCACGAATGTCATGCAGGTCAGTCTGAACGAAACCCATGTTGTCCTTGGCGTCGATGAGGTAATAGAATAGACACTCGATGGTCTTATCTTTAGGTTCTGCCTCAGCCTTGGCGGTACGGTTCACGTTGATCCCACGGTCGGCATCCTGACGATATTCCCCTACACGGGCCTCTACCTGCTTGATGTCGTACATGATGTCCTGAATGTCTTTGATGATATTTTCCATTGTATCTTTCCTTATCCCTTAATTGCTACGCCGTTTTCCACTAGTGCCTTAACGACAACATCGTGGTTTTCAGGGTCATTGTCAATCTCAGTAAGTGCCAGTTGCGCGTCAAACATCCACTTATATGCTTCCATCTTAGTCCCGAAGGTGGGTCCATACCAAGTGCAAGCAATGCGATACTTACGCGGGTCGCTGGTCATGGCCTCGACTTCGTATCCGTACTGGCTTTCATAGACATACATGATTGTGATTCTCCTTATCGTCTTTCATCTTGTATCTCATATTTCCATCGGGGGGTCAAGACTTAATTTCCACTGAGGGGGTATCTATATTTCCACTGGGGGGGTCTCTGTATTTCCACTGGGGGGTCCAGCCAGATTCCAGCCAAATTTCAGCCGAATCCACGCCAAAATCCAATGCTGCACCGCAGAAACTCGATGCTGCACCGCAGAATATAGGCTGAATCGTAGCAGCGGCGCTGTAATGGGTGCCACGCTGGCATGTCATGTTTTGCCTATCCTCACTGCTAGTTTTAAGACTCGGGCGGTATACGGGGCTAAAATCGGGGTCTATGGCGTTTTACTTGTTCCACACCGATCAGTTCCAGTCCGATCAGCACACACCGATCAGTTCCAGTCCGATCAGCACACACCGATCAGTTCCAGTCCGATCAGCACACACCGATCAGTCCCAGTCCGATCAGCACACACCGATCAGTTCCAGTCCGATCAGCACACACCGATCAGTTCCAGTCCGATCAGCACACACCGATCAGTTCCAGTCCGATCAGCACACACCGATCAGCAAAAACGCATAAAGCCGGACTCTTGCGTTAACAAAAGCCCGGTTTATACGTTTTAAATTTGTTATTGTTTAGCGCGGCAATCAAATAGCAAGCCCGATAGTGAAAAGCCCGTATGTGATCACGACAAAACAGATTCCGCTTATGAATTCTCTTATCATGACAGATTCCCCTCTATTGATAGTTTAAACATATGCATGGCGTATCTGTCATATATATCGCCAAGCTCTATCCTGTTGTAAGCATATGCGTTCCGTTTCTGTTGATTGTAATAGGCCGCGATATGAGCAAATTGATATATGTCCTGCATTATTTCGATTCCATTAAGATTCTTTTAACGTCCACTTTTGTGCGACCTGACAACGCGCACAATTGATGAATTGTGACATTCCAATGAGTGTCAAAATATTCTTTCACTATTTCATCTGACCACTTCATCATAGTTTTATTCCCTATCAATGTTTCGGATACGATATGTTTTTAACGCTAGGATTCCAGCATGCGCGGCAATCGCCAAGATGCCCGGAACAACTGTTGCCTTGTTTGCTTGCCGGGCACTCATGGCCGAAAACTACTTGTCCCTTGCGATGCACCGTTGACGTCGTTTCATGCCCGGCAATAGGTTTGTCACCAATCATCGTAGCAGAGACGCGAATAACTAAGTTGCTAGGTATTTTACCGCCGTTAGCCTTGAACCTTTTGACGATCCCGGCCTCTCGAGTTGGAAGCCAATGATTGATTGACGGCGTTTCAATAGCAACTTGAACAATTGCCGCTAATTGTTCCACGGAATCTAGATCGCCACTGTCAAACCAACGGTGGAAATTTTCCCCTGATTTGTTTGCCGCGCGCTCAATCTGGAATTTACAGGCTGCTACCCATTGTGACGGATTCTTGGTTAACCAAGTGCGGGCTTTTTCAAGGTTAGCTTTCCAGCCTTGATTCACGCTAGGACGCAACTTTTGAATCTTGCGCGCGTAGCAGCTTGCGCAAACCGATCCTTCCACCTTGGCCAATTTGTCACCAACTTTACAGGCAAAAGAATCTTGCGCGAAAGTTGTTCCGGGCATCTTAGAGTTGCCAAGCGATATGTTAGCAAATTCTTTCGCGGATTTAAGAGTTGTGATAGTGGTCATTGTTCTAATCCTTAGCGGTAAAGCGTCACGTTGCGCGTTGTGGCGATTGTGTCCACGATTGTTTTGAGACTAGCGGGCGGTACGTTACTAGGTTTATTGTGTGTCATTGTGTTGCTTCCTTGTTTGCTTGGTTCTTTCATTGTTTATAGGCGATTCGTTGCGCCTTGCCTAGCACTATTTTACAGGCTGTTGCTGTATCGTCTGGCAATACAGTCAATGTGTTACCTAGTGTTTTTGTCGGGTATTATATGAACAAGCGTTCAATTAATGAGTGACGAATCAATTACGTTAGGTGCTGGCCCCGCCGATTCCTCTTGTCAATATAGTTTTTCACATTCGCCTAATCTTTTGTTATTGAACGACAAATATACAACACATTGTTCAAGGTTAAACTATCGTTCACAATTGGTTTAACGTTAAACTATCTCCAGGTCACGCACCTGCAACAATTGTAACAATTCGTTACTACGGGGGCTATTGACATCCGGTGGGACCCTTGGTATTATGCGCAGTTGATTCGGTTTGGTCATGTATACCCCCCAAAATCCAAGACAAAAAATTACTTTGGCTGTGGTATTTTTACAACACTACACACGGCACTTTACCCCGCCCTTCGTTCTGGAACTGAGGTGTTCTACCCACGTTAGGACTTAACGACACAACGTAAAGTAGAATCTTTACCATTTGGTCAAAACTTTCTTTCCTTTAGTATCAACAACTTATAAAATAGTTTACGATTGTGTGTCTAAAACCTCAAAAAATGTCCCTATAATATAGTAAGAGAGAGAATCACTACTATAGTATCTAACTTAAGTTTCAAACATACTCAGTTTATTATACTAATCATGTTAAGGAACTTAAGTAGGGAACTATAGTACCACTCTCAACCAGTTTCCCAATATAGATCAACCAAGACGTACAGCTTCAAGTAAACTGATTGGTATGGGTCTTGCCGATGGTCTTGAGGGAATTTTTATACTGATGAAGTTGTAGACCAATCAGGTCCGACCATCTGCGCTACCCGCATAAGACTTATTCTTATTATGTGTCGTTACCCTGAAAGGGGGATGCGTAAGCTCAAAACTTAAGTTACAGGATATAATCATCATGGCTGACAAGCTACCTTATAGTAAGCTGGTAGAGAAGCACATCCTTGAGTGTATTCAGGGTGGTGTAGGTATCCGTCAGATGATTGCTTCTATGCAGCACCTACAGAATGCACCAAAGTCCCTCAGTACTATGTATAAAGTATATGGTGACTTCATTGAGAGAGAACGTGCTAAGATTAATGGTGCTGTTGGGAAGAAGGTTATTGACCAAGCTCTGTATGGTGACCCTAGTGATGGCATCACATTTAAGTCTCAAGAACTGTTCCTTCGTAGTAAAGGTGGATGGTCCCCGACCCATACCGTTAATGAAGTTGAACAAGATGTAGACCCAGACCTTGATGAATCAGCTATTGATACACTGATGGCTCTACTTGGTAAAGATGATGACAACTCCGACGAAACCTCTGACTAGACGGTTTAGGCCAATTACTGCTGATACCCTGCGTGGACTGCCAGCCAGTAGGGTTAAAGAACTCTTTGAGGCACTAGGCCCACAGAAGACTGAGGAGCTTAAGCACGACTGGAACTTCTGGGCTAGAGATAACCAACTTGAGCCAGAAGGTAAAGACTGGAACGTATGGTTCATCAATGCAGGTCGTGGTTTTGGTAAAACTAGGTCAGGTGTTGAGTGGGTCAGAGAGAACGTAAAGCGTGGTATTAAGCGTATCGCTGCTGTAGCTGCAACCAACTCCGATATTGAACGGGTTATGATTAAAGGTGAGTCTGGGTTTCTGTCAGTCTGCTGGAAAGGTGATAAGACCTACGCTGGCAAGAAGATGGGTTTCCCTGAGTGGTCACCAACTAAAAGAACACTTACTTGGGAGAATGGTGCCCAAGTCCAATTCTTCTCCGCTGAAGAACCTGAGCGTCTCCGTGGCCCCCAGTTTGAACTGGCTTGGTGTGATGAGACTGCCGCTTGGAATAAAGACGTAGACACTTGGGCAATGCTCCAGTTCTGTATGCGTCTTGGTAAGCATCCCCGTATTATGGTGACTACCACCCCCAAGCCAACTAAACTAATCAGACAGATTATTAAAGACTCCAAGACTACAGTTACCACTGGTTCAACCTTTGATAACTCGGCTAACCTTGCTGATACTTACCTTACAGCAGTTAAAGAGCAGTATGAGGGTACGCGTCTTGGTAGGCAGGAACTCTACGCTGAAGTGCTAGAGGAAGCCCAAGGTGCCTTGTGGACTACGGATATGCTGGATAGAGCTTCCGTCAAGCAAGAAAAAGTCCCAGACCTTACTCGTATTGTCGTTTCCATTGACCCTGCTATTACATCTAATGCTGAAAGTGACATGACAGGTATTGTCGTTGCTGGTATTGATGTGAATGGTGTTGCTTATGTCCTTGGGGACTATACTGACAGGTTGTCACCTCAAGGTTGGGCCTCTAAGGCTATCTCTCTTTACCATCAGTATAAGGCTGATAGGATTGTAGCTGAGAGAAACCAAGGTGGTGACCTAGTGCGTCGAACTCTGGAAGTTGAAGATGAAACTGTACCAATTAAACTTGTCCACGCTTCAAGGGGAAAGTATGCTCGTGCTGAACCAGTTTCGGCACTTTATGAACGCGGATTGGTTAAGCATGTTGCCAACCCTACTGATGGTGCATCTCTGAATGAACTTGAGACTCAACAACGCACATGGGAACCCCTTGGTAGCATAGGCTCTCCTGATAGACTAGACGCTCTTGTATGGGCAATCACTGAGCTTAGTCTTAACGGATATGCGAAACCGAAGTTGGCGCTAGTGTACAGCAGCAATAAGGGTCTTACACGATGAAGGCTTGCAGTAGTTGTGGTGAAGAAAAAGATGAAACTGTTTTCTATAAGCGATATGGAAAGTTGCGTTCTGAGTGTAAAGACTGCACAAAGAAGCAAAATAAGGCCAGCATTACCAGAGAAGCAAAACTCCGTGGTCAGGCGAAGTATCGCAAAGCTAACAGAGAAGAGCTTAACAAAAAGCACTCGGAATACAAGAAAAACAACCGTCCTTTGTATAATGCGCAATGGATGAAGTACCACGCTAATAAACTTAACGCAACACCCTCTTGGTTGACCCAAGATCATCACGAACAAATCAAACTCATCTACGCACACGCCAAAGAATGTGAAATGTTGACTGGAGACAAATACCACGTTGACCACATCGTTCCGCTTCAAGGCGAGAATGTTTCCGGCCTGCATGTGCCTTGGAACCTACAGGTTCTCCCAGCAGACATCAACATTGCTAAGAGCAACAAATTCTAATGGAAGCATAAGTCATGGTACGGAAACTCTCAGAAGCAGAAGCCAAATCTATTCTAGGTGTGGCTGGGGATAACACCCGTAATGGGCAAGTCCGCGCAGATGAATTCCTGCCTGAGCTTCGTGGCCGCAAGGCTATTCGTAAGTTCCGTGAGATGCGTGAAAATGATGCTACTATTGGTGCTGTGCTTTATGCTGTTGAACAGATTCTTCGTGATGTAGATTTACACGTTAAACCTGCTAACGATAGTGAAGAGGCTAAACGTGAAGCTGAGTTTGTAGAGTCCATCTTTGAAGATATGGACCATACGCTTGATGACCACATTGCTGAAGCCTTGTCGTTCCTCTCCTACGGTTTCTACTGGGGAGAAGTGGTCTACAAAAGACGCCAAGGACCAACGGCTCGTAGCGACAAGAAACGGTCTAAGTACAATGATGGTCGTCTGGGTGTCCGTAAGATTGCAGCCCGTGCCCCTTGGACTATCAATAAGTTTGATGTTGACCAGAAGACTGGTGATGTTCTAGGTATTGAACAGTCCGTAGGTCTTATGAATGGTAGAAACTACATACCAGTCAATAAGTCACTTTACTACAGGACTACCTCTCTTAATGGTGACCCTTCCGGTAGGTCTATTCTCCGTAATGCCTACACATCTTATGAATACTTGAATAACCTTCAGGCTATCGAAGCTATCGCTGTTGAGCGTGAGCTTGCAGGTATCCCCGTTGCCCGTATTCCCGCTGAGTATCTGTCAAACGATGCGTCACCCGCCCAAGCTGGTTTCGTTAATAATCTCCAACAGATTCTCCGTGATGTTAAGTTCAACGAACAAGGTTACATCGTCCTTCCGTCTGATACCTATCCTGATAAAGATGGTGCCCCTACTAATATCCGTCTTGTTGATATTGAACTCATGTCGTCCAACGGGAGTAGGAACATTGACATTGACCCTATTGTTCGTCGCTACCAGCACGATATTGCTCGGTCAGTACTATCTGAGTTCCTTCTTCTTGGGTCGCAAGGTGGCTCTTATGCCTTGTCGAAGTCAAAGACTGACTTGTTCCTCCGTGCCCTTGAGTCCTACATTCAAGCAATCGTAGACGTTCTTAATAAACAGCTTGTTGAGCGTCTGTGGGAACTGAACGGTCTTGACTATGGTCTAATGCCTAAGATCGTAGCTGGTGACGTTGCACCTCATGACTTGCGTGAGATTGCAGCCTTCCTGCGTAATCTTAACGGCGCTAATATTGACGTTAGCAGTCACCCTGAGGTTATTAAAGACCTTATGGACATTGCTGAACTTGATTATGATCCTGACGCTGGTGTCCAGACGACACAGGAACCTACACCAAAAGAAACTTAAGTAAAAGGCTTGCACGAACATGGCTGAGAATGATTCTACTAAAGACTATAACGAGTCAGTTCGTGCTAATCTCCCTGCTGGCATGACGTATAATAGTGATATTAATAGATACGTTGTAAACGGTAAGAATTGGTTCAGCTATAAACTAGCTAACTGGTATCTCGTTTATATTATCAAATTTGGATATTCCGTTGGCCCTGTTATCCCCGCTGGGGCAATTCAAGAGCGCGATGGTGACTATATCCTCGACCGTTCTGGCAACTACATCGAAGTGAGGACTTAAACGATGGCATTTATCTATTCACTCGCAGACACATGGAATGATGGTGCCACGACCTTCACTGGCATTGGCCTTGATGTGACAAATACTGCTTCTAGTGCCTCTTCCCTGCTGATGGACTTGCAGGTCGGTGGGACGAGTAAGTTCAGTGTTACAAAAGATGGTCTAGCGCAATCAATGAGTAATACCGGCGGGGGTTTTCGGACGAACCTTTCTGGTGGAAACGGTTTTGAAGCAAGGTGGGGGCCGGGTTTTGTTATTGGTTCAATGTCATCTGTCGATGGCACGCTTCGTCTCAGGATGGATGCTGGCGCATATATTAGTTGGAACAACGCCAATCTAGGCGTCACATCTCCAGACTTGTTTCTCTACCGTGACGCAGCAGGCACCCTAGCCCAGCGCAACGGCTTCGATAACCCCCAGACGTTCAACCTCTACAACACATATACCTCCGCAACAATTCACGAACGTGGGTTTATGCGTTGGAATAGTAATGTTCTGGAGATTGGGACTGAGGCTGGTTCTGAGGGTGGGACGGTTCGTGAGTGGTCTTTGGGCATCACCAACAAAAAGGTGGTTAGCGGCTCTGTCGCTGGGGCGACTGCGGTGATTGCGAATTCGCAATACTTTTCGGCCCGTAGTATTGCTGTATCAAACACGGAGTTATCTAGCCTTAGAGATATATGGATCAACAGCTCAGATGGCGTCAGGTTTAAGAGTGGGTTGCAGTTAACGTGGTCTTCCAGCGCAACTAACTCTGCTATTGATAAGGATAGCGGGATTGCCCGCACAGGTGCTTCGCAGCTAAAAATCACAGACGGCTCCACTGGCACAGGTGAGCTTATCTTCATCGTTCCCACGTCTGATCCCGGTATCACTGGCGCATTGTGGAACAACGGTGGCACTCTCGCCATTAGTGCATAACAAAGGAAACCCCGACAAATGAATGTTAAACTCGAACTGACTGAAACCGAAGTCCAAGCCTTGGCAGGACTGTTGGACGCTGGTGTAAAGGCTCTCGGCCTTCGCGCTGTAAAGGATGCTTCTACGCTTCTCGAAAAGCTAGAGGCTGCAACGCAAACTCAAACTTTGGAGGCCAACGATGGCTAACGCAACACTGACATTTGGGGTCGTTGGTCCCACTATGGACTTCAGCACCTCTATTGCTATCTCAGAGGCCAATTCTCAGCGCATCTTGATGTATCTGGTCAATGGTAGCCACCACGGCAAGGTTATCGAGGAAGATGGCACTGAGCGTCAGGCTACCACTGAGGAAGCTGCACAGTCGTTTGCAAGTGGCATTCTCCAAGGCTTGCTGGACCAGACGGTGCGTTATGAAAAAGACGCTGCTGCAAAGGCTGCTGCTGACGCTGTTGCACCGATTACACCGGAGTAAGTCAGATGGATGAGACCCCTCGCCTC